CAGACCTTGATGCAAGCAAAAGCTACTCCGATGGCTGCGGTAAACTGATGTACGATGCTTGGGGTGGTAAGTCTGGTCTTAATTGGTCACGCAGCAAACTGAAAGAACTTGGAGAGATTGAGGCAGCCGCCAATACGGACATTCTCACGGAAGTGGAAGATATGACCCACGAGGAGGCACTTGATTTCCTGTACGAAGTAGTTAAAATTGTTAGCCGCTATGAGTAAAGACGAGAAAATACCCAGCCGCACCAGCCCCAGAGGTGGACGCAGAGGATGCCTTTGCAAAGACGGGAACACGTACTCCAAAAAATGCTGCGATGGAACCCTTTGGGCGCAGGGAGTGGGGGTTACGGTAAAAATTCCAGAATAAAAATGCAACAAAACACAGAAATAAGATTACTTGGTTATGAAAGCAAAAGACATTCTTAACAAAATCCTTGTGGAACTCAACCGTAAAGTGAAGTTCGCACAAATGACCCTTGAGAACGGAACGGTCTTGGAGGCCGAAGCGTTTGAAGCTGGCAATGAAGTTTTCATTGTAACCGATGAGGAGCGCATCCCGTTGCCTGTTGGCGAATACACGATGGAGGACGGCTCTATTATGAAGGTTACTGAAGAAGGCTTGATTTCTGAAGTGATGAAAAAAGAAGGCGAAACTGAAGAAGTAGCCATTGAAGCTGAAGAAATTGAGATTGAGGCTCCCGAAGCCGCTGCTCCCGTTGTTGAGGAGATTGTCCAAGCCGTAGTTGAGGTTGTCGCTCCGATGATTGAAGAAGTCAAGGAGGAGATGAAGAAGATGAAAGAAGAAATGACCAAGAAGAAAGAGGAGATGAGCAAGCAGCCTGCTGCAAAGCCCATCAAGCACAACCCTTCTAAACCAGAAAAAGAGCAGGTTCAGCTTTCTTCTAACCGTTCTGCTGCTACCACGTTTGACCGTGTACTTTCTAAATTGAGCAACCGATGAGCCACCAACAACGAGTTTTTAATATGCTCGCTAAGTTGAGCAAGCAACCAGCGCAAACACGCAAAACGCAACTTGCTTTGGTTGATGACCTTGATAAAGCAGCAAACGAAATCAAGGCTCGGGCAAACTCAATTGCTGTTCAAGTTGACGATGCATATCAGCGTGTTGCTGACCTTGTTGGCCAAATTCCTTACTTGACAGAAGATGAGGCTATGCTTGAGCAGGATGCTTTTGACCTTCAAGACTTGATGGATAGCGCAAGCGAAGCTGCTGACGCTCTTGGAGTTGACTGGACTACTATGCCTGCCTATGTTGCTGCCGAGCAAGCAATGGAAACTATCCAGAATGCTCAAGAAATCTTGAAGGAGTACAACCGAGAGATTGAGCCAATCCTTAAAGCAGGAGGAGTCCTCTAATGAGCGAGCGCCAGCGCATCTTTAACATTCTTGCGTCTGCAAAGCGTAAGAAGGCTTTTCGGGAAACCAACCAAAGGGTTGCCCACAAGATGCATTTGGCGTCCGTACAGGAGCTGCAAGACTTGTCTACGGACCTGTCTGACCTTATCTCCGCATCCGAAGAATACAAAAGTGCCATTGAAGGCATTATGGCGCAGATTGATGAGTTCAAAAGCCGTTACTCTGGAATTGACTACTCACGCATTTCTGACGCTCACACCTCTGTTGCTGCGGCTCTAACCGAGTTCAGCGATAACGCATTTGAACTGGGGATTGACCCGAACGAGATTCCTGTCTATTCGGATGTTTCCCGTAACGCAGATGCACTCTTGAAGGTTTCGCAAGAAATCTTTGACCTTGAGTCTGATTTACCTTTTAATTAACCAAAACAAGTAATAAAATGCCTACGACGACATCAATTACTACTACCTACGCAGGTGAGTTTGCTGGCAAATACATTGCCGCTGCCCTCCTGTCTGGTGTTACCCTTGACAAAGGCCTTATTGAAATCAAGCCTAACGTCAAGTACAAGGAAGTTATCAAGCGAGTGTCTACCAATGACATCGTTAAGAACGCAACTTGTGATTTTGACCCAACCTCTACGCTGACGCTTGATGAGCGCATCATCCAGCCTGAGGAATTCCAAGTAAACCTGCAGCTTTGTAAGAAGGACTTCCGTTCTGACTGGGAGGCTGTACAAATGGGTTACTCGGTTTACGACAACCTGCCCCCGACCTTCACTGATTTCCTTATTGCTCACGTAGCTGAAAAGGTTGCTCAAAACATTGAAACGAGCATCTGGGCTGGTGTTAACGCAACTGCTGGTCAGTTTGACGGCTTCACCACGCTTTTCGCTGCTGACGGAACCGTTGTAGACGTAACTGGTACGACCGTTACTGCTGCTAACGTAGTTGAAGAAATGGGCAAGGTAGTTGACGCTATCCCCAATACCCTCTACGGTAAAGAAGACCTCACCATCTACGTTGCTCCTAACGTAGCGAAGGCTTACGTACGTGCTCTGGGTGGCTTCGCTGCCAACGGAGTAGGTGCCAACGGTGTAAACAATCAAGGTACTATGTGGTGGAATCAGGGCGACCTGAACTACGATGGTGTTAAGATTGCAATGGTTTACGGTCTTGGCGCAAACGAGATGGTTGCTGCTCAGAAGTCAAACCTGTACTTCGGTACTGGCTTGTTGAGCGACCACAACGAGGTAAAAGTGATTGATATGGGCGACATTGACGGAAGTCAAAACGTACGCATCATTATGCGCTTTACGGCTGGTGTTCAGTACGGATTCGGTTCAGAAGTCGTTTACTACACCTAATCGTTACCTTATAGATTAACCTCAAGGGGGTGAGGGTTATGCCCCGCCCCCTTTTTTAATTCAAGAAACAATGGCTTGTGATTTAACTCTCGGACGCAAAGTCCCCTGTAAAGATGTAGTTGGTGGTATCAACCGCATTTACTTCGTTGACTACGGAGATTTAGGAACCCTTACAATTGATTCAGACGATGAGCTTACGGCAATCTCTGGAACAGGTGTAAACGCATACGAATACATCGTTAAGGGTCCGAACTCTCTGGAGCAGACGATTACTTCCAGCCGTGAAAACGGAACTACCTTCTTCGGCCAGACGCTCAACATCACGTTGACGAAGATGACGAAAGAAGATAACAAGCAGCTTAAGTTGATGGCCTACGGTCGTCCTCATATCTTTGTACAAGACCGCAACGGTAACACGTTCCTTTGTGGTGCTAACTACGGATGCGAGGTAACGGGCGGAACGGCAGTAACTGGTGCTGAGATGGGTGACCTTAACGGTTACACGCTTACCTTTACAGCCAACGAGCAGTTGATGGCGCTTTTCGTAAGTGGAGCAACTACGGCTGACCCGTTTGGAGATTTGACTGGTATTACTCCAGTAGTCGGCACCAATTCGTAATTTGGTTCTTATTTTTTGGTGTCGCAATTGGCCTCCTTCGGGAGGCCTTTTTATTACAAAAGGTCAGAATTAAGTTATTTGTTATATGCACATTCTAAAGCCAGTAGCCTACGTTCAAACGATAACGGTCGTTCCGAGAGAGTATGTGTACTCATCGGAGGATTTGGAACTTTATTTTGAGCGAGTTGCATTAGATGGGGGAACGCTTGAAGGCGCTGCCTGTTGTCAGGATGCTATTGAAGAACTTGACGGAGTAACTCTGTACTTGACCAACGAGCAAACAAATACAACTGCCGTAATAAACCCGAAGGTAACAGAGGCCGATGGCTATATGTACTTGGATTCAGTTTACTCCGTAGAAGAAGGGGTATTCTACAACATCCGCCTTGAGTACGACTCAACGGATATTTATCGTGGTAAGGTTTACTGCACTTCACAGACAAACCTCAAGCAATACACGCTAAATGAAAACGATTATGTTGAAGAAGAAAGGCGAGATAATACCTTTATTGTGATATGAACGTAAGGATAATGAAAATGTCCACCTACACCACGCCTGTGGTTAAGGAGGTACAAAACAAAGAATGGGTAGAATACGGGGAGGATAACAATTACTTCCAGTACCTAATTGACCGTTACAACGGCTCCCCCACCAACAATGCTATCATCAACGGTATAGTTGAGTTGATGTACGGACGTGGCCTTGATGCTACGGACTCAAACCGCAAGCCAGAGCAATACGCTCAGATGCGAGCCCTTTTCAAAAAGGAATGCCTTCGTAAGCTGGTTTCCGACTACAAGATGATGGGTCAGTGTGCAATCCAAGTGATTTACAATGACGCTCACGATACGGTAGTACAGGTAGACCATATTCCCGTTGAAACGCTTCGTGCTGAAAAGTGCAACGATGAGGGAGAGGTTGAGGCATACTACTACGCCAAAGACTGGGCAGCGGTTAAGAATAATAAGGAAAAACCAATCCGCATCCCTTCGTTTGGTTTTAGCGATGAGGGTATTGAGATTCTGTACATCAAACCATACCGAGCGGGATTCTACTACTACTCGCCTGTTGACTATCAAGGTGGCCTTCAGTACGCAGAACTTGAAGAGGAGATTGCAAACTACCACATCAACAACATCAAAAACGGACTGGCTCCGTCAATGCTTATCAACTTCAATAACGGAGTACCTACGGAGGAGCAGCAGGATGAGGCGGAACGCAGGATTGCAGAGAAGTTTAGCGGAAGCAGCAACGCAGGGCGCTTTATTGTATCGTTTAACGACAATAAGGAACTCGCTGCGGACATAACTCCCGTGCAGTTAAGCGATGCCTCGCAGCAGTACCAATTCCTCGCAGATGAGTCTATGAAGAAGTTGATGGTTGCCCACCGTGTAACCTCACCGATGCTTCTGGGTATCAAAGACCAGAGTGGACTTGGTAACAATGCACAGGAACTTGAAACGGCATCTGTTCTTTTTGAGAATACGGTTATTGAGCCGATGCAGGAGGTAATCCTTGACGGGGTTCAGCAGGTACTTGCTTACAATGACATCAGCTTAAACCTTTACTTCAAGACCTTGCGTCCTCTGGAGTGGAGTACGATGAAGGTTGGTGATGCCGAAGTTATTGAAGAAGAAACGGGAGTGAAGGTCAAAGACCAGATGCATACCCACTTGGCTGCCAATCCCTGCTGGGAAGGTTACGAGATGATTGGATTCAAGGAAAAGGACGGTAAGATGGTTCCCAACTGCGTACCGAAACTTACTGCCGAGATTACCGAGAAGATTACCAATGCCCTAATCCCAAAAGGTGAGGAGATGAGTGATGATTGGGAACTTGTTGACGAGCGACCAGTTGACTACGAGAAAGAAGAACTGCGTAACGCAGCATTCACCTTCGCAGAGGTCATTCAGAGCTCGCCTAATGAAGTTTCAGAGCAGGACACGAGCATCATTAAGGTTCGCTACAAATACACCAGCACAGGCGAAGCAAGTGGCGCAAGTCGTGATTTCTGTGCTATGATGGAGCGAGCCAACAAAGTGTACCGAATGGAGGACATTCTGGATGCTGAGGGAGCAAACGCTGGGTTTGGACCAAACGGTTCGGACTTCTACTCAATCTGGTTCTACAAAGGCGGACCATTCTGTCAGCATTTCTGGATGCGTCAAACCTATTTGCGTAAAAACAATAAGCGTATCACGGTAAACGAGGCACGGGACTTAATCAACCGCCTTGACCCTTCGCTGCGCTCTGAGGCACGTTTGATTCAGAACGAGCCAGAGGTTGCAAAGGCTCCCCGTGATATGCCTGACTTCGGATACTTAAACCCACCTGCTTGGTTACAATAAAATGGCAACGGCATTATTCATCACCAGAGAAGACCTTGTTCGCAATACCGCTTTAGGTGGTAACGTGGATACGGATAAGTTTATCCAGTTCATCAAGATTGCTCAAGAAATTCACATTCAGAATTACTTGGGTACAAAGTTGTACGAGAAGATTTCTGCGGACATTATTGCTAATACCCTGACGGGAGATTATCTGGACTTGGTAACTACCTACGTTCAGCCGATGCTAATCCACTTTGCTATGGTGGAATACCTTCCGTTTGCAGCCTACACCATCGCCAACAAGGGGGTATTCAAGCATACGTCAGAAAACAGTACGGGAGTAGATAAAGAGGAGATTGACTTTCTGATTGGTAAGGAGCAAAAGATTGCCGACTACTACACGCAGCGTTTTGTTGACTATATGTCTTTCTACGCTTCTACAAAGTTCCCAGAGTACTACACGAACAACAACAATGACGTATGGCCAGACAACGAAACATACTTCACGGGGTGGGTTCTGTGAAGAAGCAGTACGTTCCAAAAGATAACAACTTGGAGAAACTGCGGTTATTTCTAAAAAAGATAGAAGGTGGCAAATCTAATAGGCTGGGGTAGTATCTACTGCGCAACGTGGTTTGGGCAGGCGGATGAAACAACGCTTTCAATCCAGAATGCGTCAGCCCCCACGTGCTTTGCCCCTGCAAATGATATTGCTATCTATTTCCGAGATAGGGTACTTGCTGACGGTGGAACCTTTGAAGGCTACGATTGCCTTGTTGGAGCACTGCAAGACCTTCAGGAAGAAAATTACTATGAGTTATTTGATACTTACATCCAGCGTATGACCGATGACGGAGCAACATTGGAGGGAGAAGAATGCTTGATTGAC